AGCGCGTAACTCCGAGGTCTCGCGCCAGGCGCTCTTGCCCCACCCATGTAATCCCAGCCCTGTTGGCATAGCTACAGACTAAGCCAAGAACTCTGATGGCTCCATTTCTAAGGGTCTTATCCTTTAACGCTCGCAATGGCATAACTGCTATCTGCCTCTGGTCTGGCAACGCAGTCTTTAGTTTTAGCTTAGGTTTCTTGGGGATATCAAAATTCATTTGAATAGAACCTCACCCGCTTATATAGCGAGATATCTCTTTTCAGAGAGTGTTTATCGTTTATCGCTGTGCTTGGGTTGTTCACCTCCACGATGCTAGGCCCGATCTCTTCGATGGTCATCCCTCGTGATTCAGCTGCGTTTATCTTGGTCTGGCAACACTCCATTCCAAAGGGCTGGGTTATGGCCCCGAATTGATGTTTTAGCAGATTAGTCATGACTTTGTAAAGTATTATCTTTCAACTCAAATTCACCCATCTCAACTGTCCACCACGAGCAATGACATTGCTTGCAGACTCTACGTCTTCTGATCCAGTTCTTAGTCTCATGCGCTCTGGTCTCCGCTACCTTAATCTCGTGGCTATCACAGCCATCATTGACACAAATCATTGCTCTTGCTTTCTCTTCCAGATATCTAACATGGCTGCGTACAGTTCAGCATAGCCAGCCTCGCCACGCACATCTGCCACTTGCGATAAGTACAGTTGCCGAGTTCGCTTGGATCTAAACTTTCGAAAGACCCATTTGGCCTCGCAGTACACGCGATATTCGTTTGAATAGGATCCAACCTCTCGGCCATCCGGCAAACGAACCAGCCTGGATGCTGGGTGAAGTTGACCACAAGCGAGACATGAGAGTCGTAATACATCTACTTGGTCTCCCTCTCCATTTTCCGTCTGTAACAATCCTTGCACATCCACCGCCTGACTCTGCCCTTTGCGCTTATCTTCCAATATCCACCCTCAGTTGGTATGCTGTACTGACAATTGCTGCACCAGCGCTTGCCAGTAATACTTGATTCGGCCTGTACGGCCAACGTGTATATGTCTTTATCGTGTAGACCCATTTACAAATCCACCAATCTCATGCCGTAATTATTAACACAGTCTGGAATTATCAAGTTGGCCTTCTTTATTAATTTGTTTTGCTTGAATGGGCTGTAATCAACGTGATGGTGCCATCGGTTGAACTTCCACACAATTTTAGCAACGTCTGGATGCAGCTTGGCCAAGCACTCAGACTTCTCTAATGTGCCATTTTTATAGAGCTCGCTAGTATTGCCGCCAGTCATTCTCTGCGTGGTTACTTTGCCGGCCAGAAAAGCATTGAATTGAATACTGCAATAGCCATCCTTCAAAGCCATTAAGCATAGGTCTACATCCTCATTGTATTTGGCCCTCCATCTGTGCGGGAAAGCATTGTCTATCAGGATTGTGGAATACACCTTAGTGTTTAAGATAAATGGCGGCACCCTATCTGTTTTTTTGCAGAATGAATAATAGTTAAACCCAGCTATCGGTACGTTCTCATACCTATCAACAAAGTCTTCAGCTGCTTTAAATATGGTTCCTGACTTAACCTCAAACTTCTCATTCCTGTTTAGCCTATGAAAGTTTTGAATATTGTCATCGATAATCCAATGCTTTTTTGCCCCAATAGATATCGAGTGATCCCAGATCCAGTTTCTTGCTGGCGTAGATCCCATGCCAAGGTTTGAGAATGGCAACGTTAATATTTTGGTTGGGCAAATAACTTCGGCATAGCTGTCGTACTCTTGCGGCTCTACAACAATCTTGTAAGGCACTTCCATAGCCTCTAAAGCTTTAGAGGTAAGCCTACTCTGCCACCTACCCTTAGAAACTATGTAAACAGGGTAATCAGGATTCATCAACCCAGCCCTTTTTGCTCAAACCCCAATGGCTTTTAAATGGAAACCAAATGCTCTTTGTTTTTTTGGTAAGTTTTTGATTTATTAGTTTTGAGAATTGTTCCAAATCTTCTTTTGTTTCAAATCTAATAATAATTTTTGAATATGGCTCCTGTTTTTCTTGAATGAACTCAGGCATATTTTTCCATTCATCAAATACTGGATGCTCGCTCTCAAATAAATTCATTTAATCTCCTCAATCATTACTTTGATAGAGCCGCCAGGCACAATCTGTGAGCCACGATAAATCGACAGCTCATCTACTTGGCTATCATCATCAAAGAGGCCAGCATCTTGCAAGCTATCCAACACGCTCTTGATGCGGTTATCGATATCGAATATTCGCCTATCTCTTGGCCACACCACCATGCTGATAGACAGTCTCTTACTGCCCATCTTGGGGAAATCGTTACATGAAACGTAGTCGGCCACAGCTTGCTTGTATTCGCGCCCAGCCTTACTCATGTAGGTAGCATGAGCGCCCCTACGATAATAGGTGTTGACCGATGGTGGGAACGGCAGCTCTAAGACAATCACGCAAGCATCTTGTTAAGACGTTGCGATAGGTCTCCATGCTTTGAAAGAGAAGACCGCAACTCATCATTAATGATTACAGCTATAGGTTTCTTACGTTGCTGGGCAGTCTGCTCTAACAATGTTCTAACGTCTGGGCGCAGTCGCACCAGGAATGGCTTTAATTCGGTCATTGTTGGCCTCTTTTGGTTGAGATATCTGATTGTAGACTAAATATAGCGTAATAAGATTAGGGTAAACACCTACCAATTTAGTTAAAAAAAACTACATTTAGTTCTTGACCTGTGTTTTGGCTGTGGTAAATTAATGACTAAGCGATATCGCTTATTTACTAACCACCCAGATAGAGGAGTTACAAATGAAATACACAGTACATCAAATCAACTTATCCGATGACCAATTTAATGCTCATCGCGATGTATATCTTGACACAACATTTCGCCCAACAGTTCAGTCTGTTCTTGCTGCTCGCGGTTTGTATGCGCCAGTTGCAGAAATTACAGCTGAGTCGTTATCGCAAGTTTTTGACATTGGCAACATTGGCCCAGAGTCCAGCATTAATCGCTTGGCTCCAATGCACAGCATCTCTGTTGGAGATGTGATTGTTGACGAAATGGGTCAAGCAGTTTTTGTTGCTCCTGTTGGCTTTGTGCGTATTGATGTTATTGCCCAACACTTTGCAACTGGTGTGATAACAGTTAACGCAGCCTAATTAATCGCCCCCGCAAGGGGGCAACCAACTACCAATAAAGGAAAACAAAATGGACTTAATCACAGCAAACAAACAGTTAACAGCAATTATCGAAATGTTGAATAACGCTGACAAAAATGACTTTGTCATGTACGACAATTTTTACAAAAGCATATATAACAAAGCTCTTGAAGTTGTTAGCATCATTAACGACAATACAAAATAATAAACATCCCCCTTCGGGGGGAATTAACCACCCAGATAGAGGAGTTAACCATGTTTGTAACCTACTACAGAGTATCAACACAGCGCCAGGGCCAATCAGGTCTTGGCTTAGAGGCACAGCGTTCTGCCGTACAGGCTTTCTTAACTGGCAAAGAAATCATTGCTGAGTTTACCGAGATCGAGTCTGGCCGTAAGAACAATCGCCCACAGTTGGCAGCAGCTCTTGCATTGGCTAAGAAACAGAAAGCCACACTCGTGATTGCCAAGCTGGATCGTCTTGCTCGTAATGTGCATTTCATCTCTGGCTTGCTTGAGTCTAACGTGCAGTTCGTAGCAGCTGATATGCCAGAGGCTGACCGAACATTCCTACAGATGGCTGCTGTGTTTGCTGAGTGGGAGGCTCGCAAAATATCTGAGCGTACTAAGCTGGCTCTTGCAGAGGCAAAACTGCGTGGCACAAAATTAGGCTCACCATCCCCACACATTGGATCAAAGGCTGGCCTAAAGGCTATCAACGATAGATGCAATGTTTATTTAGAAAACATCTCACCAATTTTGCAAGATATCGTTGGTGACGTAGGCTTTAATTTAAGAGCCATTGCTGCTAGGTTGCAAAGACGTGGTATCAAAACCGCCACAGGTTTAGATGTATGGCATCCCGCCCAGGTAGGCAAAATATTAAGGAGAGTGCAATATGCTTGATTTAATCAATACTATTCTTGCCCTGATGTACATCACAGGCACCTTGCTTGTGATTGCTGGGCTGGTCTTGGGTATCTGTGCTGTTGTGCAGAACACCCAGTTCTACGCAAGATGGCAGCGCAAGCGTAGGGAATCGATGTCTAAAAAATTTATGGAGAGTCTAAAAAAATGAAAGCATGGAACCAACACAACCAATCTTCCAAACACTTGTACAAGTACAAGCCAGAGGACAGCGTCCTTGACCGCGTTATCGCCACAGTCT